GATGGCTGATAATAGGACTGGTATGTTGAGCCAGATGCGTTGGGAGACGCCTCACAACTGCCTTCCGAACCCGGCTGAACTATACACTGAGCGTCGTGCGTGCTTTCGTTATACGTATTCCGGAGCTAGAGATGAGCCGACGATCAGTGACTTCGAAAACGCAGACGTCGACTTTACGATCTCGCCATTGTACATTCCGAAAGTGTTAGATGGTAGTACAAAATCAATCCATAAGGACGTGCCTGAACATTTGCATGAGCTGGTTTCGATCACAAACAGGAACCGAAAGTTGCATTTTGGTGCGGAGGAGGACGAGTTTGAAGACGGATATGAGAGGGTGTTGGATGGTGCTGTTAACCCAGTCCCGCCAGCAGTTGACCCTGGTGAGCTGACACCGGCCAAGGGGCAAGAGACGCCATTAATGGCAAATGAAGATGATTTCGGAGCACAACAAGAGACGGAAATGGAAGAAGTTGAACCTATGCCCTCCTCGAGCGGTGGTTTAGTGAGAGTAGGCGTTGACCACATCAATCCAGGAAGTGTAGTACGTAGAAACGTAGCACCTAGAGATGATGATGGCGACGCCGGGTCTGCTTAGATCCATCAGGGCCAGGGCGGCAGGCGGGGTGTCGCTCGAAGAGGCCATATTAGTTCAAAGCCTCGCGGATAAATTTCTGGATACAAAAGAAGCATTGTTACTGAGTCAGACAATGTTCACAATCCCGATCCAGAATTCTATCAAGACTGAAGAAATAGTCGGGATTGTTTTAGATGACTACACTGAGGAGGAGGTTTACGAGTCGCAGGATGTGCGGCCGTCGTTGTTGGATAGTGAGGATGACAGGGCAGTATTCCCTTTGAAGGAGACAGTGGCCGCAAACACAAAGGTCAATGTTTTCTTCAGGGATTGTTGGTCAGATGTCAAAGATTACTTCCCGGTAGCAGCGAGCTACTTGAGTAGGAACCCGGAATTATTGTTAGGTAAGTATAATGATGAGGCCACGGGTTGGTTGATTTGGTTTGTGGGGGTGTTCAACTTGGACCAGTCGGTGGCGGTCAAGATCCTGAGGAAGTCAGGGGACTATAAGTTGTTAGGAAGATTATCAGATGTCCTGAAGGCGAGTGGACGTGGAGACGACTTGCTAGGCAGGGCATGCATGGAGACGCGTAACTTAGCCGGAAGGGGTGCGGCGGCGCCGGATCCGGACGGAGACGTGGAAGGACGTATTAACAAGGATTTCTTTGATAAGAATAAGAGCTCAGGAGTGGGCGAAGAGATAAGGCCCTATGTTAGGAGTGTGTTGTTTAACGAGATGCAATCGAGGCCTAAGTGGGACTCACCGGATGAGTATTGGAGTAAGCGTTGGTTGTATACTAAGTCGGGGTCACACGCTAGAAGGATTGAAAAGGAGATGTACGGTGAGAAGTTGGACCTGCCTTCTCAGCCGACTAGGCGCGAGTTTGCTGAGGCGGTCAAGGAGAATGTAGTGGCGGCTGGAGAGCCCATGACTGTGGCGGGGCAGAGTTGGAAGCTTGAGCATTACAAAACCCGAGCGATCTACTCAGGAGATACCAGAAGTTATTACACTTTTGATTACCTCCTACGTCCAGTAGAGGCGGTTTGGGCTAATAGGTCATGCTTGCTCGACCCTGGGGGTAGGTCACAGAATGAGTTGTACTCTGAGTTGTCGAGACGAGGGGGAGTCAACTTTATGCTGGACTTTGAGGACTACAATTCCCAGCATACGAAGGAGGCAATGAAAGTGGTGATTGAAGAGGCATGTGTAGGTGCGCCTCAGGAAGTGCTAGATTGGGCTGTGGCTAGTATCGACAATGAGTCTATTTGCTGGCGATCTGGAGGAGAAGAGAAGCAGGCCAAGACAGTAGGGGGTTTGTTAAGTGGTCACAGAGCAACTACTTTCATAAATACTGTATTGAACGAGGCCTATTGCCGTATGGCTTTTGGTGATGTGTATGATAGGTTGTACTGCAAGCATTGTGGTGACGACGTGATCGTGCAAGGGACGGCGAGTGATGTGGGTGAAGCAATCGAATCGTTCTTTAAAACAGCTCTGCGAGCAAATAAAAGTAAGCAGGGAGTAGGCTCGTTTAGTGGTGAGTTCTTACGAGTATCATATAATAGTAAGGACGCTGGTGGATATTTTGCGCGTGCAGTGGCGAGCACGGTTAGCGGGAGTTGGGTCAGTGATGTTGCGAATGACCAGAGTGAGATGGCGACCAATTATGCAAACATGGCGTGGACATTAAGGGTGAGGTCGCAGGTCAACAACATTGGAGCGGTGCTGACTAGCACGTTCAGAAGGAGGGTCCCTTTACTCGCGAGTTATGCGTTTGCGGTTGTGACAAACGGTGTCTCGGTGGGGGGCTCGCCAGTACTAGGTACTGGCAAAGGAGAGGTAGTCATGCTGGACTTGGAGACGCCTCAGAGAAGGATGCGTGTTGTGGATGCGAGCAAGTCGTTTGCAACGGACGACTTTATTAACACGCAGGTGGATAGGAGGATCCTCGAGATCTCGGGACTGACGAGAAAACAGTTGCGCCGGGCGATGCTAGAAGTGTCGACGAAGCCCCGCGTAGTTGTACCGGAGTCAGGTTCGGGAAAGGTGCTGAGCATGCAGGCACCGTTGAGTGATTGTATCGACATAACTGTCGTAAAACACTGTTCTGTAGTCACCGAAACCAGAACGCAGATCGCTGCGAAGAAGGTTTTGGAAGGACTATACGGACGAATGGACTGGAATAAGGTGTTCAGTATAGTTACTGGGAGTCCACCTACACTAGTACCCGAGTTGTCGAGGGCCGTCTGGCCTGCGGTCAATGCGGGTAACCTAAGTGTCGCTGAGCTAGCGAAGGCAAAGAACCAATTGGTCAGGTCTGCGCGGGTGACGACAGCGTATCCGATATTGGTCTAGACCAGTGCTCTTTGGGATACATTGAGCAAGAGCCTATCCTGGGCTCTCATGCGAGTACAGGAGAACCAAGACGTCATAGAGGGCGAATTTCAAGAATTGGAC